TCGCATTGGGCGCGGCTCTTGCCGCTATCGGCTATACGCTAGGAGACCGTAAGTGAGCATCCTTCGCCGCATCCTTGGTGAGCAGCGTGCCGTAGGTGGCACTTGGATCACCGATAATCAGCCAAGCGTCTCGTCTGCCGGTGTCGCAATCAACAGCCAGACGGCACTCTCCATCGGAGCCTATTACGCAGCAGTCAAGCTCTACGCTGACACTGTCGCGTCGCTTCCGTGGGATACCTACATCCGCATTGACGGTACGCGCCGACCGTACCGACCATCACCAACTTGGCTGACCACGCCACAGCCAAACAATCCGAACTTCACTGGCTTTGACCTGAAGCACCGAATGGTCTCGTCACTCCTCATTGACGGCAACTGCTTTGTCCTCTTCATCAAGAATCGCAACGGCGATATCGTTGAGATGCGCGTTCTCGATCCGCACCGCGTGACGATCAAGGTCGTAGACGGCGCTCCTGTCTATGTGGTTGCAGGCGAGGATGGCGTAGGCGTTGAACTGACTTCTGACGCAATCCTGCACATTCCGCTCTTTGCGACTGGCTCTAACTTCCGCGCACCGTCGCCAGTTGAGCAGCACCGCACGACGCTCGGCCTTGCCAGCGCCACGCAGCTCTACAGCGCCAAGTTCTACGAGCAGGGCGCAGCGCCTTCAGCCGTCATCAAGATTCCAGGCGAACTGACGCAGGATCAGGCGGACTCACTCCGCAACTCGTTCAGCCGCCGTCACGAGGGCATCGAGAAGATGCACAAGATCGCGGTGCTAACCGGTGGCGCAGACTTTCAGCAGATGTCAATGAAGATCAGCGATATGCAGCTCGTTGAGACCCTGCACTGGGGCGTTGAGTCCATCGCTCGGCTAATGGGCGTACCGCTGCACCTGCTCCAGTACCCAGGCGGCAACACCTCCTACAACAGCGTTGAGATCGTCAGCATTGAGTGGCTGCGCCTTGGTCTTGGACCACTCGTCGCACGCCTAGAGGCTGGCTTGCAGCGGCTCGTGCCAGGTGCAGAGCAGACCTTCATCAAGTTCACGATGGACGGCCTCCTCCGACCGACTACCAAGGAGCGAATGGATGCGTATGCAATCCAGTTGCAGAACGGCATCCGCTCCTTGAACGAGGTGAGAAGGCTAGAAGACCTTGCCGACATTGAAGGCGGCGACCAGCACTGGAAGCCGCTCAACATTGGCGTAGTTGGTCAGGAGCCACAGGCTTGAGCTACATCATCGTTGACCTTGACGGCACGCTGATCCTTGACAACGAGCAGCCAAACCAGCCACTGATCGATCTGCTCAATGAGCAGGTGATGTCTGGCGACAAGCAGTTGATCGTGGTCTCTGCTCGAAGCATTGAGCGCCTAGAAGAGACGCGCGCGTGGCTTCAGGAATACAAGGTGGCTGGCGTTGAAGAGGTGCACCTCAATGATTTTGACGGTCCGACAATCGCCACCGGCTTGGCATTCAAGGAATACAAGTACGGCCTGCTCAAGGATCAGTACGGCGAGGAGTTGGAGTACGCGATTGACAATGATGCCGATGTGCGCGCGATGGCTCGTCGCCTAGACATTGAGGCATACTCGCCTGACGAGTATCTTGCCGACGAGGAGCGCGCTGTCTACGAGGTTCCAGAGTATGTGCGCGAAGCCGCACGCAAGGGTCTGGAATGGCACGAGCAGGGTCTGTCTGGCGAAGGGCTGCAACCGCAGACCGTCGCAGAGGCGCGTGAACTTGCCGCCGGCCGCGTTGAGACCGACAAGCTCGTCCGAATGGCTGCGTGGATTCGCCGCCATCGCGGCGACTGGGAAGGCGTACCGCAGAACAGCGACCGCACCAACGAGGACTTCCCTGGCGCAGGTGCTGTTGCCGGCTTCCTCTGGGGTGTGGAAACCACTGATCCAGAAGCAACTGATCGCGTACTCTCGTGGGCAGATCGACTCATCGCATCTGAAGATAGGGAGATCATTGATATGAAAGAGAAAGAAGTTCGCTCACTGCCGATTGGCGAGTATCGTCTTGCCGAGGCTGACGCTGACGGACAGCGAACCTTCACTGGCTACGCCGCGATCTGGAACAGCGCAAGCGCTGGTCTGCCATTCGAGGAGCGCATTGCGCCTAGCGCCTTCAAGCGTTCACTGGCTCGCGCATCCGCAGGGCAGAAGATCATCTCCTTCCTCTTCGGTCACGACGAGACGCGCGCACTTGCAACGACCGCGAGCGGCCGTCTGCAACTGACCGAGGATGAGACTGGTCTGCGCGTTGAGGCGAAACTTGACCCAGCCGATCCAGACGCAGCCAAGGTCATCTCGATGCTGACGCACGAGAGCGCCGCTGCCGGTATGTCGTTCGGCTTCCAGAAGGTTCAGGATGCTTGGGATGGCAATCAGCGCACGATCAAGGAAGCCAACCTGTTTGAGGTGAGCATCCTTGCTGCCGGCGGTCAGACCCCTGCCTACCCTGCGACCCTTGGTCTCACGGCGATCCGCCAAGTCACTGCGCCAAAGATCGGCGTAGAGGCTGAGGCGCTGGTCGCCACACTTGAAGCAATCAAGGCTGGACGCGAACTGTCCGCCGAGGAAGTGGTTGTGATTGATGCTGTTCGCTCCAAGCTCGCGCCAAAGCAGGAGACGGTCGTTGACCCATCCGTCGCTATGGCAATGCTTGCTTTGGAAGCGGCAGAAGGTGAAGCACTCTAGGTCTCGTGCCTGCGCCCCACCGCCCTGAGTAGGCGAGTCCGCGTTAGAGCAACCCACCGAGGAGAGCACAAGTAGTTAGTCCGCCTATGCGCGGAGAAAGGAAGTGGACACTATGTCCGACTTCGCAAATCTCGCTGACAAGCGAGCAAACCTCCTTACGGAGGCTCGCGGCATTGCCGTAGAGGCCGCCGATAAGGGCATCGCCCTTGAGGGCGAAGACAAGGCGCGCTTCGAGAAGCTCGTCGCAGAGGCCGGCTCGCTGGCTGAGGCGATGAAGTCCGAGAAGAACGCTACCGAAGCACGCAAGGCTGCTGACGAGGCTTAAGACGGACTCGGAGCGCCTGCGCGCCATCGGTCTTGCTGGCGGCACGGACTCGTTCGAGTACCGCGATGTGACCAAGAGCAGCAACCTGGGTGATCCTGTTGCGGTATTCCCACGAGTGAATGTCGTTGCAGGCCAGATCAACCCCTTCATCAACCCAGATGTTGTTGATGTGATCCGTGTTGCCACCGGCAACGCGATCAAGTTCCCACGAGCCACGGCTCTCGGAACCGCAACGGCACCAGGCGAAGGTGGAACGATTGTTGAAAGTGACCCAACCATGGGTACGCTCCAGCTCCAGCCGTCAGGCTACAAAATCCTCGTACAGGTGTCCGAGGAGCTGGTTGAAGATGCAGCCTTTGACATCGCTGCGTTCATTGCGGACGCTGCTGGTCAGGAAGTTGCTATTGCCCACGGCGCAGCCGCTGGTACGGCCGTCGTGAACGCGGCTGGTTCAGGTGTGACAGGTGCGACTTTCGTGCCTACATATTCCGAGCTAGTCCAGCTCCAGTTCGCGGTCAAGCAGCAATATCGCGGCGCCGCGAAGGCTGGTTGGTTGATGTCCGATGCGACCCTTGGAACCATCCTTGGGATCACTTCGTCCAGCCTTCCGCTCTTCCAGCCAGGTGGCCAGGGTGGCGTTGATCGCCTTCTTGGGAAGCCTGTCTACACCGCTTCAGGGATTGCTGACATCGCGGACAACGCGAAGCCAATCCTGTTCGGTGATCTTGGGCAGATCAAGACCGCTCTCGTCGGTGGCATCCGCGTGGATGTAAGCCGCGAGTACGCGTGGAACCTGGGCCTCATCTCGTACAAGGTTGAGGTTCGCGGTGCGACCGGCCTTGCACAGGCTGATGCCGTTAAGTACTACGCCTGCAACTGATCCGTCAGTAGCTAGGTTTAGTTAGTGGTGAAGGGGAGTCGCTTCGGCGGCTCCCCTGATCCGCAAGTAAGGAGAACTAATGCTCGTTCGACTTTGCAAGCGACGCGGTGAATATCCAAGCGGCTCAATCGTTGATCTGCCACAGGCAGAGGCGGAAAGCCTGATTGGGTTTGGCTTGGCTGAGGCTGTTGCAGATGTCGACGCAGAGGCACCAACGCGGCTCGTAGAGCGCGCGAAAGTATCAAAGAATATGAGGACAGCCACCGTCACACAAACGGAGCCCAGCGTGGCTCCTGAAGGGGAGTAATGGCAACCATCATCGCCTCACAGAAGACCGTCGGAACTGAGCCAGTCTTGATTGCGACTGGGCTTGTCGGCGCGTCCTATGTCTACCTGCACTCCCCTACCGGCGGCAACACCGTCTACATCGGCAACAGCGATGTGACCACCTCCAACGGCTTCGCTCTTCCGAAGGATGAGATGCACCAGATCTGGCTACCAGAGGCTGACAAGCTGTACGCAGTGGTAGGATCTGGCACAGAAACGCTCTATGTGATGCACACAGGAGGCCGCTAATGTCCTACGCAACACTCTCTGAGTTCAAGGCTGCTGTCGGCATTACCGACACGACCGATGACACCGCGCTCCAGTCGGTGCTTGACGCAACCGACACGCTCATCGATCTCTACTGCGACCGCAAGACTGGCTTCGGCACAGCGTCCGAGACGCGCTACTACACGGCTGAGGACTGGGAGTATGTCCTGACCGATGATCTCGTCAGCGTCACGACGCTCCAGACAGATGATGACGCCAACGGCACCTACGAGACCACCTGGACGGCTGGCACTGACTATGTGCTCGCTCCGCGCAATGCGGCGCTTGATGGCTTCCCTTACACCGAGATCGATACGAGCGTCACCTGGCCGCGCAACTTCCCTAAGGATGTTTATCTCGGCGTAAAGGTGGTCGGCGTGTTCGGCTTCCCAGCCGTACCGGCTGCGGTCAAGCAGGCGGAGATCATTCAGGCTGGCGCTGTCTGGAACAGCCGCACCGCGCCATTCGGCGTGATCGGATCGGCTGACCTTGGCGGCATCCTGCGGATGAGCCGCGCTCTGCACCCAGAGGCTGCGCTGATCCTTGAGCCGTACCGCAAGCGCGGCGGCTTGGCACGATGACCGACCTGACCATCCTTGATGCCATTGCAGCTCGGCTGACGGCGGTCACGCCGC